GTACTCCTTATTGTAGACCTAGTAAACGAGTATCTTCAAAAACTCCTAAGACTACATCAGAGATGACAGCGAAAGAAAAAAGAAGTAGAATAAGTCAAAAGAATAGGTTAGGTCAACCAGCAGGTAAACCAAGAAGAGTTAAATCTCTTAGGAGAAAAAAGAAATGACAACATCTAGCTCTACAAATTTTGAACTTGACGTAGCTGAATACATTGAAGAAGCCTTTGAAAGATGTGGATTAGAACTTCGTACTGGATACGATCTACAAACAGCAAAAAGATCTATGAATATCATGTTGGCAGAGTGGGCTAACAGAGGTTTAAATCAATGGACAATAGAACAAAGAACACAAGCATTAACGGTAAATGATTCAGATTATTCATTAGGAACAGATGTTATTGATATACTTTCTGCTGTTGTTCGTAGAAGCACCACAGATTTTAGTATGTCAAGAATAAGCAGAGATACTTATTTAGCAATACCTAATAAATCTACAACAGGCAGACCAACTCAATTCTTTCTTGATAGACAAATAACACCTAATCTGAAGATATGGCCCACACCAGAAAATAGCACAGATGTAATTATTTATGATGCTTTAACCAGAATGCAAGATGCAGATGCAGTAACGAATACAATAGAGATACCTTTTAGATTTTATCCCTGTTTAACTGCTGGTCTTGCTTATTATATATCAATGAAAAAAGCACCTGATAGAATACAATTGTTAAAGACTGTATATGAAGAAGAGTTTGAAAGAGCTATGGGTGAAGATAGAGATAGATCTTCATTTACTGTAACGCCACAACTAAACTATTATAAGGTTGGATAATGGGAGCTTTTGCATCTGGTAAACATGCTTTTGGACTGTCAGATCGTTCTGGATTCAGATATAGATTAAGAGACATGAGAAAAGAATGGAACGGTTCTTTAGTGGGCAAAGATGAGTATGAAGAAAAACATCCTCAACTAACGCCACCTAGAGTACCAACTGATCCAGAAGCTCTAAGAAATGCTAGACCAGATAATGATGATGATTTTACTGCTTTTATTGTTTATACAAACATAGGTTTAGGCATAATAGGTGAAGAAATAGAAACCTTTGAAGCTACTGCAAGTGTTGGTAGCGTAACAGTGAGTATTACATAATGGGATGGACATTTACTACATTAACTCAATCTATCAAAGATTGGACTGATAATTCTGAAACCACCTTTGTTGCAGAAATACCTTTTTTTATTACTAATGCAGAAGAAAGAATATTTAAATCAATAGATTTAGAATATTTTCGCAAAAATGTTTCTGGAAATTTCACTAGTGGTAATAAATTTTTAGTTATGCCAACTGATTACTTATCTTCTTTTTCTTTAGCGTTTATAGACTCAAGTGGAAACACTAATTTTCTTTTACAAAAAGATGTAAGTTTCTTGCAAGAATATACTCCTGGTGGATCGTCAACAACAGGAAGCCCAAAATATTATGCGCCTTTTGATTATCAAAATTTTATAGTAGCACCAACACCTGACTCCTCGTATGTGGCTGAACTGCATTACTTCTACAGACCAACTTCAATAACAACTGTTGACACTGGCACAACTTGGATAGGAGACAATGCGACTGATGCACTTCTTTACGCATGTTTAGTTGAGGCTTATACATTTATGAAAGGTGAAGCTGATATTATAAAAATGTACTCTGATAGATATATGGAATCTATTTCTAGGTTAAAGAACTATGCAGAAGGTATGGAAGACAGAGATGCCTTCAGATCAGGGAAATTAATAAGACCAAGAACATGAAAAGTTTAAAAAACAAAACAATAGCTATTGTTGGTTTGGGAAACACTTTTTCAGAATACATTCTTGCAAAAACAAGAAGTGATGTTTTTGATGAAGTATGGGCAATAAATGCAATGTCTGCTGTTATTTTCCATGATCGTGTATTTATGCTTGATCCAGCATCTCGTTTCTTAGATGGAGAAATGGCTGGGAAACAAACAAATGTAATGAAAAAAAGATTATTACAAAAGTTAAACATTCCCATTTATTCTTGTTGTTTAGATAAAAGATGTCCAGACGTAATAGAATATCCCTTACAAGAAGTTTTAGAAAAAACAAAATACGCATACTTAAATAACACTGTTCCTTATGCTATAGCCTTTGCTATATCTCAAGAGGTGTCTAAAATTTGTCTATATGGAATAGATTTTAGTTATAAAGAAGTTCCTCATATGGCAGAAGCTGGGAGAGCTTGTACTGAGTTTTGGTTGGCTATTGCAGCTACAAAAGGAATAAAGATTGAGATAGCACATAATTCTACTCTTTTAGATACCAATGTGCCAGATGAAGAAAAATTGTATGGCTATCATAGATTAGAAGACCCTATAGTTTCCACAGTACACGAAGGAAACATGTTAATAACAAGAAAATCAAAACTAGAACCACCAGAGCCTTTGGATGCAATTCCAAGAATATACGGTAGAGAGGAAGACGTAAGATAATGATTAGTTTTAGTACAAAGGTAGAAGTAGCTCCTGTCAATGTTATGACTTCAAATGATGGAGGACTTTCAGACGAACAAATAGCACAAATGGCAGTAAATAAAATAGTTTCTGTCTCTGACAATGCTCCTGATGTCATTAGAGATCAGGCTAATGTTTTTAAAGAAAATGTTAAAAAAATTCTGTTTTATTATTTGCTCTTGGCAAGAAGAGAAGAAAGAGCTACAATAGTGCATACTATAAGAAATTCAGGCAATAAAGAATTGGCAGAATATATAAGGAGATTATAATGGCAATAACACAAGCACTTTGCACAGCGTTTAAACAAGAGCTAATGTTAGGCACACACAATTTTGCTACTAATGGTAACGCTTTTAAGCTGGCTCTTTATGCAGAGGGTGGTGGAGGTAAATCCTCAACAACTGCTACACTAGGAGCTACAACAACTGCTTATACAACAACTGGAGAAGTGGCAAATAGTGGTAGTTATACTGCAGGAGGTGGAACTTTAACAAAAGTTGCTCCCACAACTTCTGGAACAACCGCTTTAACTGATTTTTCTGACATAAGTTTTACAACAGCCACCATTACTGCTATGGGTGCATTGATATATAACGATACTAATAGTGATAAAGCTGTTTGCGTATTAGATTTTACGAGTAACAAAACATCAACGTCTGGAACATTTACAATTCAATTTCCAACTGCTGATGCAAGTAATGCTATTATAAGGATTGCTTAACCGAACAATTGTAAGGTAAAATATGGCTAATACTACATTAACTGGTTGGGGTAGAGGTACTTGGGGTTTAGGAGCTTGGAATAGAGCTACGCCTATTGCTGTTACTCAAAGTGCTGCAACTAGTGCATTAGGTTCAGTTGTTGCCGTTCCATCTATAGAAGTTCCCGTAACTCAAAGTGCTGCTACTGGTGCTGTTGGAACGGTTACAGTTATTCCTTCAATAGAAGTTAATGTTACTCAAAGTGCAGCGACAAGTGCTGTTGGTTCATTAACTATTGCAGGAACTTCTGTTCTTAGTTTAACTGGCACAAGTGCAACTTTATCGGTTGGAAGCCCTGTTGTAGATGCCCAAATGTTGTTTATTGCAACAGGTTTTTCTATGACAGGTTCTACGGGAGAAGAAAATGTTTGGGGATTAATAGTTCCAGATCAAACAACAAGTTTTTCAAACATAACAGTTTCACAAACTCCAAATTGGGGTGAAATAGCAGCATAAGGATAACAACATGGCAAGTACATATGTAAATGATTTAAGATTGGAAGAGATAGGTGATGGAGAGCAATCTGGAACATGGGGATCTACTACCAATACAAACTTAGAATTGATAGGTGATGCACTTGGTTTTGGCACAGAAGCTATAACAACAAATGCAGATACATTTACAAGTACAGTAGCAGATGGAGCTGCTGATGCAGCTAGAGCCATGTATCTAAAATACACTGGTACATTAGATAGTGCTTGTACAATTACAATTGCACCAAACACACTTAGCAGACTGCAATTTATAGAAAATGCTACAAGTGGATCACAAAACATTATAATAAGTCAAGGCTCTGGTGCAAATGTTACAATACCTCCTGGAGATACAAAAGCAGTTTACTTGGATGGTGCTGGAAGTGGTGCAGCAGTCGTAGATGCCTTTGCTTCTTTAAATGTTGTTGATCTAAAGGTTGAAGATGATCTAACGCTTACAAGTGATAGTGCAGTCATTACCTTTGGTGCAGATGGCGATACTACTTTAACACATACAGATGGTAGTGGACTTACATTAAACAGTACAAACAAAATAATGTTTAATGATGCTAGTCAATTTATACAAGGATCAAGTGCTACTGTATTGAGTTTAGGTGCAACAGATGAGATTGATCTAACTGCCACAGCAATAGATGTAAATGGCACAATGGATGTAAGTGGTGCAGTCACTGCCAATGCAGGTGTCGTGATAGACAACATTACAATAGATGGAACAGAGATAGACTTATCTAGTGGTGATTTAACAATAGATGTAGCAGGAGATATTACTCTTGATGCAGATGGTGGTGATATAAATTTTAAAGATGGAGGAATAGCACATGGTAATTTTTTATTAAGTGGTTCTGATTTTACAATCGGTTCTTCTCAAAACAATGGTGATTTAATATTTAGAGGTATTGATGGTGGTGCAGATATAACTGCTCTTACACTTGATATGTCTGATGCTGGTAAGGCTACGTTTAATGCAGGTGCTGATTTTAGTTCTGGTGTTAGTATTATAACCAATGATAATAATGCACAATTAACTTTGATATCTACTGATGCAGACGATAGTGGTGGACCAATTTTAGATTTATTTAGGAATAGTAGTAGTCCTGCTGATGGTGATGTTTTAGGATTAATTAGATTTAAAGGGGAAGATGCAGGAGGCAATGAAACAACCTATGCTCAAATCATTGGGTTTATTCAAGATGAAGCAGGGGGTGCTGAAGATGGAACATTTAAGATTGAAACATTAATCGGTGGTTCTTCTCAAGCACGTTTAAACATGGGTTCTACTAGTACTGTATTTAATGAAGGCTCTCTTGACCTAGACTTTCGTGTTGAATCAAATGGTGATGCTAATATGCTGTTCGTTGATGGTGGTAATGATAAGGTTGGTATTGGTTGCAGTCCTAATGAAAAATTCAGTGTAAGTTCTGGAAATACTACAACTGCAATATCTATTATTAACAGTAAAACAACCACTCTTGGAACAGAAACAA